TCTCTCCCACTAACAGCGAGAGGATGCCGGCCTGGGGTACCAACTTAGTCGTTAACGGCATGGGCCAAGATACCATAATGGCGGCGCCGGTAAACTACCCCGGCGGCGACGAGTATACATACGCGGCCAGCGGCAACAACCTCCCCCTTAATGGCATCTACCTCTACGAAGGTGTCTGGTGGGACGCCGCTGCGCGCGCCGAAGCCCTCGCCGACGAGGAGTCGGGTGATGGAGTTGGGGCCCTCGCGGTTATGCGTCATGCTCCCGGTAATTTTCTTTTTAATATAAAACTCTTTGACGGCCTCCCTATCTGGGGCCCTCAGCGATACGTCGTCCATGCTGAGTCAATCTTCGCCCGGGAGCTCTCCCAGGATGACCACGAACTGTTCCTAGAGTCTAAAAATTTTAAAATCATTCTGAAGCGCCCGGACCTCGGCATGTTCGGCGCCCCCGAGAAGCACCATACTTTTCTGATGATAAGGAAGAAGGGTCGCGAAGGGGTCGACGGGAACCACCAGGGCGGCGATTATTCTTCGATTGATTTTTATAAGGGAAGCGGCGACATCCAAAGGGACAAAGCGTACTGGGAAAGTATGGAAAGAATTTTTCAAACGTATGAAACCGAAGAAGAGCTCGTCTATGCCCTTCAAAATATTAATACAGCAGTTTTGGACCAAGAAGGCGCCTACCAAACCGCCGAACAGACGGCCGCGCAACAGCGACAGCAAGCAACCGCGGGCGATGGAACACTCGAAGCATTAACGAAGCTCGTATTTCCCACCGTTTCTCTTGTTGAGCGTCTGACCTACCTTACGCCGCTTGAGAGTGTAAGTTATTATGAGGATGGTTCCAACCCGCTCCCGGTGTTCCTGTGCTCGCACGACTCGAACCCAGATCAACAGGTTGGGGGTGCCTGCAGTGACGAAGGCGCTGAGCAAATCTCTGTCGCCCCCACGAACACTGGTCGAACGAAACTTACTGAAGCACATAAATCTTTCTTTGTAGTTAAAAGTGCCAGCGCAGAATCCGGCCCTCCTGGCGCCATCGCCCATATTGCGACAGATAAAAGAGGTACCGTTGAAATAACAGATGATCTATTCGAATCAGAAGAATTTACAAATTTTTTGTTACTTAACGGCACAACCCAAGGTTTTTCGAGGTTTATTCAAAAGTTTTATACAGATAATGAAACAAACTTAGCCCGGGCCATAGCAGCTAGCTCCCAAGACCTATTCGGGCCCAGCCAGCTGATAGATGTTAGTAAGGTTTTACAATACTTATATATCACGGGTGAAATAAAAACTTACTATAGTTTGTTTGCAGATGAAGATATATTTACAGATACCAAACAGGTTTTACTCTTAGCTATCCAAGCTGCCTTTGCCGGTAGCGATACAACGGCCACGAGTAATTGTGATGTTGATGCTCTAAACAGTTCGTTATTAAATGGAGCTTCTAACGCCCTGAGTCCGATTGCTGATATAGGACAGTCTTTTTTAAATAAAGCTTTGAAAGAATCACCAAAATACATTCTCAAAGGCTTAGTAGAACTGTGCGAGCCTCATGTAATTGTAAGCTCCCAGATTAAAAAGATATCAAAACAGGTATTTCAAGGGATGGAACAAGCACAAAATATGGCCCAGATGGCCGCGGATATAGCAAACGGGGTTGGTGCACTCGATGCATCGGCAGGCCTAGGCCTTCGGCCTTCTGCATGCGACGACGAACTTGGTATAAATCAAACAGCTGATTCGCCGGCGCTTGATGTCCCACATATCGATGTTCCCACACTTGACCAAACGTTTGAGTATATCCGACAAAATATTGATCGATTGTTCCCGGAGGATTTCCCGGATAGCATGAAGCCACAAATCAGTAAGGAGGGACTTGATTTAGAGGGCAGTATCCCCTATACTTTTGTACTGCCTCCCATAACTCCATTTGGAATCATTTATTTGTTAATGCGGTTGGGAGAGCTTGGCCAGAGTCAAGTTGTCGTCGAACCGGATTGCTCAGAAGATTAATCAAGATAATTATTTCTTACTATTTATAGAAAAGGCGTAAAAATTTACAATGATTGGGTACTCACCAAAATTTCCACTACAATTTGATAATTATGTGGGGGCATATGCGCTTACTGCTACTTTAAAAGAGGTAATTAAGCAAAATTTTATTAATTTAATGTTAACATCACCCGGGGAAAGGATAATGGATATAAATTTTGGCGTAGGACTTAGAAATTATTTATTCGAACAGAATACTTCACAACTAAAATCTAAAATAGCTGCCGATGTTCGGCACCAGACTAGTAAATATATGCCCTTTATAAGTCTGGATACTATAAATTTTAGTAAAAGTCAGGTGACAGATGGCCATGACGATCAGATTTTAAATGTCTCAATTCATTATTCAGTATCTTCGATGAACATACTCGATAGTATATCGATTGGAACAGGGGGCGACTCGTAGGAAACATATTATGGCGAATGATAGATCAAATAATAGCAAAAAAAGTATAAAAGTAATAAACTATTCGGGCCGTGACTTTGGTTCTATTCGCAATAATTTATTGGATTATGTAAAACGGTACTATCCCGATTCTTACCAAGATTTTAATTCGGCTGGGTTTGGGTCTCTTGTATTGGATACCGTATCTTATGTGGGTGATGTCCTCTCGTTTTATATGGATTATCAACTAAACGAGACATTTTTAGCGACGGCCACAGAATATGATAATGTTGTTAAGCTCGCGCGCCAGATGGGGTATAAATACGCAACTTCGTTTTCTTCTGTAGGGCAAGTAGAGTTTTTTGTGTCGGTGCCAGCCTCCACGGCCGGCGCGCCAAATGAAGATTATATACCATTATTACAAGCTAATTCTCGAATCACTTCATTAGGGGGCCAAAATTTTACTCTCGTAGATGATGTTAATTTTGCCGACCCGAATAATCAAATTATTGTAAGCAAGATAAACACCACAACAGGCGCGCCCACTGAATTCGCTATAAAAGCGGCGGGCACTGTTATATCAGGCCGCCTCGGCCGGCAAACCGAAACAATATCCGATTTTGTAAAGTTTAGAAAAATAGATCTGGATGATCCGGATCTGGTAGAGATATTGAATGTATATGATTCCGAGGGCCATCGATATTACCAAGTAGATCATTTGGCCCAGGAAATTGTTTTTAAAGCAATTAGAAACAATAATGCAGACAAAAACCTTGTGCCGTCCATTTTGAAGGCCATCCCGGTCACAAGAAGGTTTACGCTGGAAAGAAAACCAGGCGAAGCGTATTTACAATTTGGGTATGGATCCGAAGCAGAACTTACAAATGAATCTGTAATAGATCCTAGTAAAATTCTTCTCAAGTTGCATGGTAGAGATTATACAACTCAACAAGAGTTTGACCCAACTAACCTTACCGAAACCGATAAATTTGGTGTCGGACCATCAAACACAACCTTGACAATTGTATATAGGGTCAATGATGCGAGCGACGTTAATGCAGCCAGAGGGACGTTGACACAAGTGTCTGCACCATTGTTAAAGTTTAATTCTTTACAAAATCTCGATTCGACGATCGTTCAAGGAGTTAGAGATTCCATAGAGTCTACGAACGAAAATCCAATTGTCGGGGATATTTCGATCCCTAATGCAGATGAACTGAAACAAAGAGTATATTCGCACTATGCCACACAGAATCGTGCCGTTACAATAGAAGATTACAAAGCAATTACTTATGCAATGCCTCCAAGCTTCGGCGCGATTACAAGATGTTCCTTTGAAAGAGATTTTGATTCTTTTAAGAGAAATCTAAACATGTATGTTATATCGAAGAACAAGGATGGCTTTCTTGCTGCAACCAATCAAACTCTTAAAAAAAATATAAAGACATGGCTATCAACATATAAAATGATTAATGACACTATCGACATTCGAGACGCTAATGTGGTTAATTTTGGTATTAATTTTTCTGTAGTGGCAGATTATGAAGAAAATAAGTATAATGTGGTAAATCTGGCCACCCAGAGACTGAGAAATTATTTTATAAATCAACAATATGACATTGCTGAAGCCATCTATGTGGTAGACATTTATAAAGAGCTACAAAGAGTTCCGGGTGTTGTCGATGTAGTAGACGTACGAATTTTGCACAGACAAGGGGGCGTCTATTCTGAGACGTCTTTCGATTTTAATTCTAGTTTATCCGTCGACGGCCGATATCTTAACGGGAAGATAGATATGATATTTGAATTAAAGTATCCAAATAGCGATATTGAAGGAACCGTTACCTAATGGCCATCCTGAGATATACAGCGAGTATTGATAACACAATAACAAATGCATTTCAGTCCGATTTGACTACCCGCGGCACAGGCTCAAATATGGGCTATGCTGACTCTTTAGAGGTATTTTCAATTTATGGCCAGACCTCCGGGTCAACGCTCGGCCGCTCCCAAGAAGTGTCCCGAATCCTTATGCAGTTTCCTATAACTAGCATCAGTACTGATCGAACTGCTAACACTATTCCGGCCTCCGGTAGTGTGTCTTTTTACCTTCGTATGTTTAATGCAGAAACCCCCTTTACACTACCTCAGGATTTTACACTAACTATAGCCCCCTTATCTCAATCATGGACAGAGGGCACCGGCTTAGATATGGATGAGTATAAAGACTTAGGGTCTTCTAATTGGCTCTCGGCCAGCACGACGGCTAAGTGGGATTCTGTTGGGGGGGATTATTTAACAGCTTCAAATTATAAGGCTACTTTCCCACAGGGCTATGAAGACCTTGAAATAGATATAACCAATCTAGTCGAACTATGGATCAAGGGCGCCGCTTCGGGCGGTCATGATAATTATGGTGTGGGAGTACACCTCACAGCCAGTCAAGAGGCGTATCACTCTAACTCCTCGGGCGCAAATTCCGGAAGCCTTATCCAAAACCTTGTTGGTTCGACTGACTCTTATTATACTAAAAAGTTTTTCGCCCGGTCCACACAATATTTCTTTAGGCGCCCTGTTTTAGAGGCTCGGTGGGACTCTAGGGTTCAAGATGATAGGGAAAACTTCTATTATTCTAGTTCATTAGCTCCGGCTGCAGATAACTTGAATACGCTTTATCTGTATAATTATATTCGAGGGCGTCTTACAAATATCCCCGCTGTGGGGACAAGTAACATTTTAGTTTCATTGTATTCGGGATCGTCCGCTCCAACTGGTTCTAAGCTCTTGCTTTATAATGGCGCTACTAACATTACAGGTGGCCATGTTTCAACCGGTATATACTCAGCCTCAATTGCGGTTACGGGAACATCGGCTACGACTGCTGCTCCATCTGCTATTTTTGATTTGTGGCACTCAGGCGCCGTAGAATATTTTACAGGCTCCATTTATCCTGAATTAATGCCTACCTATGAGTCCGCCCCGACCTTTGATAGAATAACGTCGTGCCGAAATTTAAAGAAATCTTATTCACGACAAGACAAATCAAGATTTAGATTTTTTGTTCGGTCGCGTGACTGGAGCCCCACTCTTTATGCGGTCGCAACCGCCAACAATCCAACGGAGGTTATAACGAGCGCGTCCTATGCAATTTATCGAAAAACCGACAACTATGCAGCTATTCCGTATAGTACAGGTTCAGATTATGGCACTTATTTGTCATATGATCAGAAGGGGAATTATTTTGACCTAGATATGTCCATGTTAGAGGGAGGCTATATGTACGAGATTAAACTATCCTATTATAATGATAGTATAGGAGACTGGCAGGAGCAGCCCCAAACATTTAAATTTCGGGTTGAAGAATAATTAAAATATGAGTCTTAAGGGATTATTTGATAGTGTCGCTGTAACAAAAGTAGTTGACAACAAAACATCGGAAGAAATCGGCAGGGTTGTCGAGTCGGCTGACTACCATGAAGCTGATATCATCGATGAGAAGAGATTTATTCCTTCTATTGATTTCTCAGATCCCAAAAATTTTGCTAAATATGGTTCAGCAGAAAAGTATTACGAGGACTCTTATACATATATTCATTCATCTTATCCATATGATGGTTCTTTGGCAGAGAAACTACAGTGGAAGAATAGTGGATCTTACATTGATCTTTATACATTCGAAAATAAATATCCACGCACCAATGGGTACATTAATTTTTCATATGGAGGCTGGGGCTCTCCCGGCACCGCTCCTGCGTGGCCGGGTACCGCTGGATACGGCACACCCCAGACGTCTGATTTAGAATATATTAGTTTGAACGGAGGCCCGGGCCTAGGCGGAGGCATACAGAGTCAGTCCGCAAACGTTTGGAACCCTACCAATAATCGAGAATCTAATTTAGAGGCTGACCTTGCTGAAGGGGTGACAATTGAATTTTGGCTGAAAAAGGACGCCTTTACCACAACCAATACTGAAAAAGAAGTGGTCCTTGATTTGTGGAACAACGAACTCAGCAGTTCGGATAGCTACGGGCGCCTGCGTCTAGAGGTAACAGGCGCCGCAGGGATAGATTCCAACTGGCTCCTGACCATAATGTCGGGGACGAACGGGGTGCAATGGCAAACGCTGGGCAACACAGGCCTATCATCTTTGACGGATGGCAACTGGCATCATTATGCCTTTAGTTTATTATCTGCTTCGGCCGGAATAACTGCCAAATCGTATACAGATGGAGTCCCTCAAAAAGAAGAAACTTTGGGATCCACAGGGATTAATAAAATAAGGGGCCCGATGCAGGCTCAGCTCGGTGCCTTAATGACATCAGTCTCGGGGAATATTTATCACGGCCTCCATATGACGGGATCCGGAAAACTATCAGCATCGCTTGATGAGTTTAGGTATTGGAAGACACAGAGGAGTTCAGAAAAAGTAGGAAGGTATTGGTTTACTCAGGTGGGCGGTGGCACCAATACCGATTTAGCTAATACTGATTTGGGAGTCTATTATAAGTTTAATGAAGGCATCACTCAAACTGCCTCTGTAGATTCAGTTATTTTAGATTATTCCGGCCGCGTTACGAATGGAACTTGGACTGGTTATACGGCCGGCGCCCGTAATACTGGCTCTGCTATAGTGTCGGCTAGCGCAGCAGCCACAGAATTTTTGGACCCCATTGTATACCCTACACATCCGGATGTGATTTCTACTTTAGCGAGTCTAAAAGCCTCGGGCTCAGTTCATGATATCGAAAATCCTTCGGAGTTATTTGGATTTTTTCCCTCCTGGATGCAGGATCAAGACCCAGCACACGGAGATGAGCTAAAAAAACTAACTCAAATAATATCAAGCTATTTAGATACCCTATACCTTCAGATAGAAAGCTTTGGAAACATTCATGATATAACTTATTTGAGTGGTTCGGCTACTAAGGCAAACACACTAACAGAACAACTGCTGTCTTCAAAGGGCCTGCTAGCACCTGAATTATTCCTCGACGCCGATATCTTTGAAAAGCTAGGTGACAGAAGTGAAGAAAGGGAGTATAGAGATTCACTTACTAATATAAAAAATAAGATTTATCAAAATATCTACAATAATCTTATAAATATCTATAAAACTAAGGGCACTCGACAATCTTTTCGTAATGTATTAAGATGTTTCGGCGTCGATGAAAAGCTCTATAAACTAAATGTTTATGGAGACAATGTACAGTTTAAGATAAGAAACAACAGGGAACTTTACTCCGCCAATAAGCGCTATATAAATTTCAGTGTTAATACAAATTTTGAGTCTACCGTATATTTGTTTTCTAATGATGCAAATTCTGTTTCTTATCTTTCTTCTTCAAGTGAACTAACATCGGGTTATGCCTCTACACTGGAAACATACGTCTTCTTTCCAAAAAAGCCAGAGGCTTATGAAAAAGCATATAGTGATTATCAATATAACTATTTAACATCATCCTTGTTTGGTCAGCACACTGTTAGAAAAACTAACCCAAATTCCCTTACATGGGATACTCCGGATAGTACTAATTTTCAAGTTTATGCGGTAAGAGATAGCATTGGCTCAAAAGACGCGAAGTTTGTCCTTACTAGTAGTGCCGGCGGGGTTATAACCTCCCCTCTGTCAACATCATTTTATGACGATGTATACCTTAATACTAACTGGATATTTGGTGTTACCATTAAGCCAGCCCAATATCCGCTAGTTAACCACATTTACGGGACTAAGACTTCCGATTATATTATTGAATTTAAAGGGACACAGGTGGCCGCTGGTGAGGTTTTAGATTCGTTTATAGTTACTGGGTCCATTGATGCTTCGCAAGCCGGCTACGGCTTTATAACAGGGTCTAAGAGGCCTTATATCGGTGCTCATCGCCAGGACTATCAAGGCACTCTCCTTAATAGATCTGATGTACGCGTGGGCTTTTGTAGATATTGGCTTGACGACATTACACTTGACTTATTAGAAGTCCATGGTCGCGACATACAAAACTACGGGACGAAAGAACCAACCCGGCCCCCGTATTTGTTCCAAAACAACCAAACGATAAATTCTGAGTTTTTAGAAATAGATACTTTGGCTCTTAACTGGGATTTTGAGACGGTAACTGGATCGGACGCGTCCGGAGAATTTACTGTTCCTGATTTCTCCTCTGGGTCGACTCTGGCCCAAGCCACCCAGTATGGAGCGTTGGGAAATCTACTTGCCGCACAACATACAGGGTATGGATATGGGTTCCCAGTAAGCTCAACTGCGTCTATTGATGCCGATTACGTTTTGACCTCAGAGTTGCTAGATTTTGAAAGGCTTAATTCTAGCGATATGATTTCGATATTGAGTACTCAAGATGATATAGAATTTACAAGAGAATCACGACCGATTAATTTCCTTTATGCAATTGAAAAAAGCATGTATCAGTCTATTTCTGAAAATATGATTCGTATGTTTGGCGTTATTACTGATTTTAATAATATTATTGGGAACCCGGCTAATAAATACCGCGATACATATAAAGGTCTTCGAATCTTGCGAGAGAGGTTCTTTGAACGCGTAGGCAACACCCCCGATTTAGACAAATATATTGAATTTTATAAATGGTTTGATTCATCCCTCAGTAGAATTTTAGAACAACTAATCCCTGCCGGCGCCGAGTTTTCTAAAGAAATCAGAAATATAATCGAAAGTCATATGCTGGAGCGCAGCAAGTACCAACATAAATTTCCAACCATGGAATTAAAAGATCCTATTCTTGTCGGAACAGTTTTGTCACCACTTCCTTTAAGTCCAGGCTGGCAGTATACTCATCATCCAATAAATGATAAAGAAAATACAAACGCAAATTATTGGAAATCTTTGGCCTCTCGGGACAAGGGCAAGTTAGCAACAAGTGATACTGCGGTTAATAGCAATAAACAAATTTATTTTGATAACTCTACCAAAGAAAGGCGTACGCGCAAAGAAAAAAATGTGTATCGATTTTTAGGAAATCGGAAAAAACATATTCGCGCCGGCATTACTACACACGATAATAAAATAGAAAACTTTGTTTTTGATGCCACGGCTCCCTACGGTCCCGTGGTACCAGGCACCAATATCCCCCAGAATATTATGCTCAGCTTTAATGCTGATGTAGAGAAACTCCAGAATATAGCCGATGATCTCGCACCAGGAAAGAAAAAAAGACTCGGCTTTGGAATTGATCCAACGATTAATATCACCCCGGGTAAGCTTAAGCAAGATGGAAACGTATTAGCGCCATTTAGTCTTTATAGTTCGTCCGTTACAAATGGATACAACTCAGAAGTTGTTAACTTTTATACAGCCAGCATATTGTTAACCAATTTGCACGAAGATATTGTGCACACCAACGAAACACGACCACTTCAGGGCCCCTTTACGGAGAAATTTGTGGGAGGACGTCAGTATCGCCATACCGAATTGAATAGTGGTTCTCTCGACACTCGCGATGATCGTGCCGAAGGGTTTAGAGTTGAATTAGGGTTGCTCCCAGTTTCTCCTGGCGCTCTCGGTATCGTGCCCCCTAACTATCCCTTTGGAAACTCTCCATCCGGCTCGGCCCCCTTGGGATTTCTTGCGCATCTCCCCACAGCCCAAAGGCTAAGAGACGAAGGCGCAAAACGATCAGTTAACATTAAAAATATTTTGATGACGACTGCTTCCGTAGGTGTCCGGCTTTCTGGCACACTGATTCATAATAAGATTGGAAATTATAGTAAAAATTATCAAGTTGTTCAATCATCCGGCCGAACCCTCAACGATCCATTCTTCCAAGACCAGTCGTTTGATTTTGCATTGAATCCCGAGACAGCCTTTGGTAGAACTCGACACCCTATGGAGCTACAGAGGGTAACAAACACGAAATCTGTGTACTTTGACGGTATTAATGATTATTTATCTTCGTCAGTGGGCGCAGCAGCTTGGAATGATATAATAGGCGGCGCCGGCAGCTTAGCAAAAGCTTTTACTTTTTCAGCTTGGGTTCGTCCAGTTTCAATGACGGATAACTACCCTCGAATCATCGACTTCGGCGGGGGGACCAGCCCAGATCGGGTCCTGGCCATTTACGGAAGCGCTTATCCCGCAACTGCACAGATTTATCTCTACAGCGGCCAGGCCATGAGATCTTCGGCGGCCTCTATAGTCGCCGATAACTGGGTACATATTGTTGGCACCTATGCGGGAGGCTCTTCTGGCGATATCAACATATATATCAATGGTGTAAAAGACAACGCCACCCATACAGACCTCCCCGATACGACCGACATCGGCTCACATCTTTCGATTGGTGCTGATGCAGATGGTACTGGCGATGAATTTAATGGCTATGTTAATGATGCCGCTATCTGGTCCAGGGAGCTTACTGAATCAGAGGTTACAATATTATATAATAACGGCCATCAGCCAGACTTGCAGGCCTGCGAGCTCGCTCGTGGGCTTGTTTCCTGGTATCGAATGGGCGACGGCGACGACGACACTAATACAACAATTTACGATCAAATGGGGTTTGCGAATTTAACAGCTGTGAACGGACCCACAATTCAGTCCAGTGCTCCGAGCCCCATCGTTGAGAGTTCTCTAAACTACGCTCTTCCCGATCGCACAGGCGCCAACTCTAACAAGACCGTAATCGTTAATCGCTTTAGCGCTCCGGGAGGCTATAAGACCCTATCGCGTGGCTACCTAGATCCAGCGCACGAAGAGAAGTCTGTTTACAACGTGCTTCCTTATCGTAATCTATCTGTTTTGAATTTTGGAACAATTGTGTCTTCCTCTAATGATAATTCTGTTGCTTTTACAATGCATGTCGAGGACCAGTCGGTAGAGGGGGTCGACCGCGGCCTAAGGCAGCGCTTGGTTCCACACAATCGGCCATTTGGTTATGACGGGGCATATACAGCGTACCCGGCATATTATAAAGTTAATAGGAATCGCAGGCGCCAGATGAAGGAGGGTAACTCTTTTGTTACTGCTTCGGTATATGACAACTGGTATGTACACCATCCCATCCCGCGATCTGAACAGCAATATTCTTGGATTGCGGCTTCTATAGCATCGGGGAGTTCGATTTTTGGATACTCAACGCTGAGTGGGGGTGTATTTGTTGAAAGTTTGCCGTTGATTAGCGCTAGCGATCTAGGAACATTTAATAATCCATTCGTCTCGGGTGGACCCTTTTATGCTGTGTCCAAGAAAGATAGATCCCACTCCTCGAACTACGCTTGGAAATCAATAGACTTCGCGGGACTTTCCACGGTGATTGTGGATCCTGTAACCTCTTCGCTCAATACTCTTGGGTACCCCACTTTAACTCTTGACATTAACGGCACCTTTGCTTCTTCTAATTATCTCAATAAGAGTGCAGTACCAGGATTTAATGGCCGCGGCATCGTCACTAACGCCACGGTAAGGGCCCTCGGCGCTGGGACACTTCTTAACTCGATCCTGGTTAATCGCAACGGCCCCTATGGGTGGCCTACCTGGAAACAGATAAGGACCGAAGAACATCCTGTTGTCCGGACTCAGGAAAAAAATAGTATACTTTCTATACGAACTAAAACCTCAACTGACGTTAGAATCGGCGCCTCCCGAGGCAACGCATTAACACAATTTATAGAACCACAAGTGTATGCCTCAGAGTTTCCAATGATACATGAGTTTAACATGGGAACCTCGCTCTCAGAGGGCGCCGCCTCCGGAACGCCAGTCCGACTAACCCTAAAAAATTCATATGCAAATAAGCTTATAAATTTCGCTAATTATGAAGTAAATAATATTCTTAATATTGCAAGAAATTATGACTCGGGAGATCTTTATTTTAATCGAATTAATTCAATGATTCTTGAAGGACAAAATAACGATAGCGCACTTAAGTCAGCATTATCTAAGGTAAGTGTTACGTATGCTCAGGCTGTTTATCCTGCGACATATAATGCTTTCCTAGAAAGAACAAGAAGTAGAAAATACTATACTATTTCGAACATCTGGAATAATAAGAGATCAATGAGGTCCTTTCGACCTCAGACAAACTCGCAAGGAACACTGATATCCGCAGCAACGCCTCCTTATGGAATGTCGAAGCAGCCTAGTGTTTGGCCCGTCGACGGCCACTTAGATTATTCGAGTTCTGTGAGCTGGACCGAGGATGATGGGGCCGGTGAACTTCAGAATTCATATTCAAGATATAGGGTTCATTACGGCGGCAATGGTAAGCATAGTGATCTAATGATCATTCCTGCGGCCACTTACAATGCTAGAGTGCCGCACGGCGAGGTATCAGCCTCTTCGGGCGTCGGCGTTAGGGTCGCATTCCCGGGGGATCGTTACAACTTGGTGGCCGGCTCATTTTCCGGAACGCTAGGCACCGCCGGCTCTGGGAAAAGCCCTTACAAGTCTTATGAAGATTACGCAAAATATATGAGGCTTATAGGAAAAGATTATTCTATTGTTCCGGAATTTAGAATAAGCGAGCACATAGCTGAATTTCTTACAGGAGACGATTTTGCAACTCTAACAAGCATCGACGATCTTTTAAGCCTCACTGGCTCGGCCTATGTAAACTCTTCAGAGTCCGGTTTTTATAAAGAATACGCTAATTCCGACTTCATGAAAATGTTTAGTGTTGTAAACAATGCATATCACGGCGCCGAGTTGGTGGACGGCTCAAAGATGTCCCAAGATAAAATTGGCCTCCGCTGTACAGCGCTGGTACAATTTTTGCCATACAAGGGATTTTATCCGGCTGAGCGCACTGTTCAACTGGCCTCCTTATTTTCTCAGTCGTTTGGGGACGAGATATACGTAAGCGCATCGGGTAGAGCACAAAGCGCTTGTTATCGAGCAATTCTAGAGCCATTATACTCTCAAGGTATAATGTATAACACAATTAAATCGGGAATTGCGGTCAGCAACTTTATAATTTCCAACACCTCAAGTGTGGAAAGCCCAATATTTCCAATGGCATATCAATGGGCTACTGGCGCCATCGGCGGCTCGACGCGCATCGTTGGCAACTTGAAAGGGCCCAGTTCCGGTCTCTCGGCATCGTGTGTTTATAACAATTATAACTCATCCCTCCCAGAGGGTAACCTGTTTTTTAGGCAGATGCTTCCCCCCTGGTCCTCAACCAACGGCGCCGCATCGAGCTCTTATTTGAACGAGAACGGTTATTTCCACCGAAAGATACCATTTGAGGCTTTGTACAAACCACGCAATTATCTTTCCCAAGATTATATTTCATATACTGGTAGAATTTATGATACTGGCCTGAGTTCCGCTAGTTTAAATACAATCACGCCCGCCTCGGACACATCTAACTGGCTTACATGGAACGGCGAAGGTGATTCTCGTTATGAATTGGCGATTGATAATTTCTTATGTGAAACAGTTAATTTCTTTCAAAATGGCCTAACCTCAATCCTTTCCGATAGGGAGGAGAACTTCCGAGCAGCTGAGAGTGGTTCTACATATACAATGAAATTAAAACTGTATAGGCCCACAACACTCAGCCCCGGTTATGATTGGGCTAACACTGGCGCTCTTATACCCGATCATGCTAAATTTGATATGTATCGAAGAATCTCAGCTTTTGGTCCTCCGATGGCCGCGAAGGATTGGGACGTGAAGTCCCCGTGGCGAGGTAGCGCGTCTTATGGCACGAGTTTCTCACACCTTACTCCGCCTTATTATGCAGGCTCTGGGTCTTGTACCTTTACTTTTACGGCTACCTATGATGGCACCCCCAGCTTGGACGAGATCTTCGTCGGAACGAGCTTAGTTTACGACAGAATGGAAACGGTCGAACTCCAGAACGGTAACCAACCCATGGGCAATTATAAAGTTCAAATGTATGACAGTTTCAATTTAACTGAATCGGTTGCCTCTGTCCCGGCAAACTCTAGAACTCAAAAGAAGCAATGGCTCATTCAGTCTAAATTCGAAACTCCAGTCATCAATATCGCCGGCGACCGGAGAACCTGTGTTAGCGGCGCGTACCCCGGCGTGAAGGCCAGAGGCGGCATCAAGATCAATGGTTCGGTTAATCTCGACGACACGTTCGGTTTTGTCGGTTCCTCTGGAGCTGAATATAATTTCATCATAAAGGGCGCTTACAATGGTGCTACAGATCCGATACAAATAGAGAGAAATGCGGACGCCGACAAGATGGCCCTAAACATCCATGGAGCCATTACGGCCTCTAACTTTGTTACAGTTGATGGTGGCATTGCGGTTATATACCCTGCCACCCTCTCTCTGGTCGTCCTGACCCAGAGCGCTGTTGGAACTGCTGGCAATACTCCTATTTCTAAAGATGGCGCCCAGATCGAAACCTATGAATTCAACAGCGGCGAGAACTACATCGCCGAGGACCCATGTGGAGATATTTATGGTAGTATTCCAATCGCTAGTGCGCCTGATACAATATTCCCAGCGGCATCAATAAACATGACCGGCACCCTCGGGAATACCATCACACCCAATTCGGAACTCTTTACACAAGGTTTATGGCACGATTACGGTTCTATTCCAACTGGCTCTGACGAAGGGGTTTTTGCTATAATCGAATCACCCTCCCCGAAGATTGGGAAATCATTAGCCGAGCTAGTTGGGATGCCGATCGGACAGCCCTTCCGGATCGGAGCAATTAAGCCGCGCGCTATACTTGAAGAGGCGGTCGTAGCAGTTCCTTTCTTTGTTGGGGGAGATAGCCGGAGAAAGTTTTATAAGCTCGACAGCTTATCGAAAAACTCTGTTAAGAAACTCAGCCGGCACATGAAGAAATATATTTTCCCACCGCGGTTCGATTTTGTTCTTAACGAGGAAATGGACCCTGTGGCCATGTATGTCTTTGAATTTAGTCGTCAAATAGGTCAACAAGATATCGCTGACATGTGGCAGAACCTGCCTCCATCTATCCACGAGACGTTCGAGCAGAAAGTATCAATTATAGAACACAAGCTGTTACGAGACCAGATGTTGAATAAAGAGAATCGTAAGTTACGAAAGGATCTGCGTTGGCTTGTATTTAAGGTAAAGAAGCGTGCAGAGACAGACTATAGTAGATTTACCAAGAAAGGGCTCGTCTCTGACCTAGAAACGATCCCCAGCAATATAGGAAATGCTAAATATTCGTATAATTGGCCGTATGATTATTTCTCTCTTGTAGAACTAGTTAAAATTGACGAAGCTATTGAATATGATTCACAACTACCTCCTGATAGCAGAGTTGCGATTGTGGGAGAAGTTAATATTGAAGAAGAGCCCGTTTTTGACGAATTGGAATAGATAATCGATGCAGTTTTTTGATGATAAACAAGATGTAATGGACGTGGTTATAACTCCGTTCGGGAAGCACCTATTATCACAGGGGCGCTTCCACCCAGAATACTATGCATTTTTTGATGATGACATCATGTATGATACCGCCTGGGTGACGGGATCGACAATCGTAGAGACACAAAATAATATAGAAGGAAGAATCCAACACGAAACGCCAAGGATTAGACAACCGGCGGCCTATACTGGCGTCGAAACGGCCATTAATATAAGAAATCAGGCAATTAGAGGGGCCATCTCGAACATGCCTCATGATAGTGGTAGTCATATGGCACAGGATACGAACAATCATAAAATTTATAATCAAGAAAGCCTTCAGTTTCATGGAGACAAATTTGATTTTTTGAAACAACCTCTAGGGCGCTCTGACCAAAGTTCTAAATATTTACCAGCTTGGAATATTTCAATGTTGAGGGGAGCAATCACCAGTAGTCAGAATTATCTGGAGCTGCCGCAATCAGCTAGCCGCGGCACCCCGGGCTTCATAGAAAATATCCCACAGCTTAATATCAACCTTAATTACAAAGTGTACGTTAGTGAAGTCGAAAGCGAGCATCAATGGACGACTGATAATATTACAGTTGATTATGGAAGCACTACATTTCCTATTCCTGATCTGAGTACCATTGCGGACCCAGATGTTGGAGATGTGTTCCCCCCTGGTCTTGTTCAGAGCATAGCCTCCGAGGTTTTCAGTGATGGTACATACTTTTCCCTTCAAAACGGAAAAATAATTTTAGAGATTGTAGAAGAAAATGTTAACTTTAAAAAAGAGAATTTTGATATTCAAGTTTTTGTGTCCTCTTCAGCGTCTCCTGGGGACAACGCAAGCGGGCTGCAGCAATTGTTTTTTACTAATGATGTATATAATTTACAGGTAGACGATTCGGAGAGGTATTTATCCATTAGGGTGGATAAAGGCATCGATGATGCTAGAATTAGTAATATGTCAATAGGCCACGCTTCGTCACTTACCACGGATAGTGCAACAACAAACGTGATTAGTACTAGAGAATTTATGGTTAGAGATCTCTACAGTCCCGAAGAGGATATTTGTGAATAATGAAACGTTCTGTAAAATTTGGTAGGGAAGCCACAAACATTAACAAAGTTATCGTTAATCAAATTCCGGGCGCCTACAAGTTAGAAACAACAATGCAGGTCCTCTCGAGCCCAAACAATTCAGTGTCCTCTAACTTAAATAAAAGTACTTTTATTCTTGCGTCGGCCGACCAATCAATAACACGTCGCATCGTGCAGAATAACAATAATATTCTTCCTTACTTAACAAAACAAGCACAGAGCAACAATGTCGTATTTAGTAAAACAAGTCTTGGGCTTAGAATTGGGCCTCTTGCAAAAAAAGTATCTTCTAAAACTCCAAAAAAAGCATATGTTAGAGCTATAACTATTCAAAAAAATGATATTTCAAATCTAACTATATTTGCCGGCGTCGTAACTAGCCGACAGCGACGTAAGGGGGAAGTTTACTCTCTTTCTTCTATGGATACTCTTGTGGTCCTTCAAGAGGGAGCCCCCCTTGAAAATAACATTCTTCTATTCGAAGATGAATCAAAACAAAAAATATGGGCCGGCCCGGCATTCCAAAATAGTTTGGGACATTGGTATAAAAAATTATCTGGACCTTTAACTGAAAATAGTCGCCTGTACTCGAAGGTAGTACCGAACACAAAAGTCATTTTTCAAAGTGAACTACACGAGAACTTATTTAAAACTATTACCAATACATTTAGTAATCTTTATAATATCAACAAAGGTATAAATTCCAAGCAGGCCATTGTTAATAATCTTAAAACTCAAACAAGAAATTATTTTTCTTCTCTGTCCTATGCAAAAAATTCAAACGGCGAAGTTCCAATATCTTTCTCTTTTAATAGGCTAGACTTTCTTAGAAATAATGGTGCATTCTCAAAGCTAATAAAAAATGAAAGCGAGATGATGAATTCGTTTGAGTTATTGTCCACTAAAATATCTCGCAAACGAATTATTAGGAATAACCCCACCAACCGGCTGACCGGGCACGGCCCGGCCAAGCCTTTTGATGGTCGCGAATACCCGCTCCGAGGCAACCTTTCCTACCATAATCTGTTTCCCACACAGGACGTGTTAGTGGTGATGTCTAAAGACACAGAGATGAAAAATATTACAGACGGAATTTATTCATATGGTGTTGAATTTACTTTTTTGGATAACACACATGAAAAATTATTAAATGTTTTAAATGAGCCCACTGTGGGGCTTAAAATCATTGCTAAAAAAGTACAAGATTTATTCGAAGGGATGCAGCGATCGGGAAACTATGATGTTTATACTCAATCATTTTCAGATGCATATATTAAGAAATACGAGTTCGATAATAAGCAAACTATAATAACGGGCGCTATTAGTAGTTATATAAGTGCGATATCGCTGTTTCATAAAGATCTAGCAAAAGCAATTAAGTTAACCCCCAATAGTTTAGCAACAAAATTGTTCATATTAGCGGATCCTCTTGTCAATGGGCCCTCTGGGCCATTAAATTTGTTAAATCTCGTGCTAGACTTAGCAAAGCAGATAAATCTTAAAATTAAGATGAGCTCCCCAGTCCCGGCCGGCGCTGCGGCTGTTTTACAGATGCAGACGTCTAAGCTGGGCTCCGGGGCACGATTAATTAAAATTAAGCATTATTTTGATGAATTCGTAGATGTGAACGATATTGGCGTTGCCGGATTTGACTACTTAACCCCGTATTTAGAGACGGGCACCCCAGAATTTTTTAACCCCTTCAGACAATTAACTTATCAACAAGTACAAAATTTGCGAACTAACGAAATAGAAAAGTATGATAATTTAGCCTTTACTGGGCCACTCTCTTTGACTCCGAATTATTTTAACATATCAGGGAAATCACACAAAATCAACTCTAACGATCCCGACCAGGAAGAAACGAATTCGATAGTGGCTACCAGTCTGTTAGTTGCTAACAAATTTCGTAATTCTCCGCTCGATTTTAATCAGTTTAACGTTAATGACGATACTACTGGTAACGCGTCCGGCCTCCTCTCTATTATAAAAAATAATCTTAAAGTGATAGAAAAAGAAAATTGTAGTATATCAATAAATCTTCACGACGACGACACCGGTATTTTCCGATCGCTCCCATCACCAGTGTATCCCGCAAGCGGCAGGGACTATCTTGACGCTGCTGAAAAAATGTCCGAGCCATCGCCCTTTGTTATAAACAAAACTGGTAGCGTATCAGTCAATAATTTTATTTTAAACTCAACAAACAATATTTCACAAGAGGGCTATTACCGTCAAATTAAACAGCTCAACAACGGCCTCTTATCATATTTGGTCCAAACTGATTATTTTGTAGACTCCCAACAGGTGCATGTTGGGGAAGTTAAGAACATTACGGACCAACAGGTATTTAGTTCCAACAATGTGAATATTCAAACATTCAAGCTTAGAGCACTAGAAATACAGCGAAACAATCTAAACTCTGCCGCGTCAACGATGAATTCCGTGTTGCTTAATCAAAAGCCCGCGGAACAAGTACTCTCACAAGAACTTAGTTATGCACAATATATCTCTACACCCATTTCTGCTTCGGATATAACATCTACAGCGCTAAAATATGGTAATATTAAGAAAATTCAATATTTAGCCGGCTATAGAAAGTTAAATGATTCTGTTATAATGAAAGATCCCATCTGGCTGGACCTCACAGAGACCAGTTTAAATAATTTTTCGGAGACGGGAAAGGCTCTTTTATGTAGAATGGCCGAATCGTATACAGAATTTGCTAGGTATAAGGGAATTAAATCTTCCCTTTACGATGAAATCTTCCTGGTGTCCCCCTCGTACGCGGCAACTGCAGAGAATACAGTTGGCGACTCCGCATTTTCTTTACTTCCGGAAAGCAATTTTACATTTTTAAACAATATGGCTGATACTAATAGCTCCGACCTTAATTATTCCATGGGCGCCCCTGACGGCCCCCGGATGAATGTGATACCGGCCGAATCTGCTATTTTTGATGTAGCCCAAAATAAGCAGAATAATCTATATACTAGCGGAGGAGACTTTTTGTTGCCTAATGGTGAAGCGTATATCGGCGATTATCATCTTCGTTATCAACAAAATACCGGTAAATATGTAGCCATGGTTGGAAAAATACACTCAGATATGCCCCATGATGTACTTAAGGCAATATCGGACCAGGCTCAACTGCAACTGATCCACGGAGACGGCACGCAACAGCAGCATCCGGGCACCACCACTACTGGTGGCTCTGGCGGGACAGCGGAGTATTAATATAAAATGTCAAAGAAGTGGTTAATTGTCAACAAGCCCTTGACGGGGGTATCCCTGGGAACCCGGTCCTCTAGGTGGGAGATCAAGTACGACGAGAAACGCGGCCACCCAATGGTCTCTCGCAAGCCGCTGCCTCCCACCGGCGCGCCTCCCTTCGACGATCGAGGTGATTACTTTAGACGCTGCATGGCGCGTTACTATGGCTGGAGGGACCTTTCTTCTTGGTGGTCGCCCTCGGTTCCGTCCTTTGGGTTCCTCGAGCCGGAATCTTCTGAACCGCACAAACAAGCCCGGGCCTCTCGCAGCATCGCCATCAACCTCTCGAACTACGAGGATTGGGTCTGGAATTCGATAGTCATAAACGATCCCTTATACTCATCCATAATCTCTAACCTCGATTCGGCCCTGGCCGCATCCACAATGTCCAGTTTGTTTGGATCACCGGACGACGAGCTCTGCTTGCCCAACTACGGGTTCGGGGTTGAAACAACGTTCGTGACCATCGAGGCCGACTTGGAACAATGGCTCCTTGCGTCTGACCAGCACGGCATTAGTGGCTGGGCCCGCGATCTTACATCTCCACTCCCAAATGGTGAACTAGGCTGGTATAACTGGCAAGCATATGTTTTAGGTGACCAAGCCATTGACTTCGACGTGCCAGTGCGCCAGTTCCCTGGTATTTTTGGCGCAGGAATGGTGAACACCAATTTATATGACCACGCATTCGAACGGTCTGTACCGGATCGGCTTATTGCCCGCTCGAACTTTAATTATTATAATTCATTTTTTGATACCCTCAAGGACAATCCAAATGTTTTAGAAACACATATGCCTAATTTTTATGTCGTAAGTTCCGTTCTATATGGCCCGTTGGGTTATTTCTATGCACCAGAGGGAGGGGCGCCCGAGAATCTTTATTATGATCCTGACGCCCTCGACCCGGCGTCGCTACACTTAAGTACCGACTCTATTAATAACATAAAAGATATTTTATCGTCAACAATGTCGGACACAACAGACTCCAATATTGTTGATATTGTATCCCCTTCTGGTGATATTACGGTTGGGCAAGTACCAGCGTCCCGTCAGATACCAAATTCCTTGCTTAGTAGGTTCACCAGATACGATTTTTCTTCGACTGACAATACGGCTGACCTCACCGCCGTTAGACAGATCAACCGACATGTTGGCATCCCACGAAAGATGCTTTTGGGAGGCCAGCAATCTATAGTTAAAGCGATGGATGCGCATCGCCAACTATTTCCATATTCTGTTCTGGTGGATCTTGAAGATTCACTAGCAAGTGCCAGTGAATTAATTACCGTTATCGACGACGACAACGCCCTCTCTCCCGATGGTCAGACCCTTTCTAATTTCTTTTTGTATGAAATTATGAAAGCCAATATTCTTAATTTTACTAGCGCTGACGACTATCCCTTCACCGACGAGCGCGTATACGAGGAACTAGAAGTGGCAGCTAGGCTAACAAGCTTAAACCCCCCAGACCCGGCCGTCGAGGAATTACCCGACTATTATGGGTTCAATTCGCCGGCCCTGAGCCGTCCCACCTTGGCTACCAATACAGAAGCATCGGAGCCCTACTCTTTGAGAGTCATAGACCTGAAAAACCTTTTTAGAAATATATTTAAGTATTCGCTGGATGAGTCCAAACCAACTGGCCTGTATGCTGAAGTAGATTCAGCTGGTACTCCTTACCCTGAGAGTTATAGTGGGTTTATAGGACAATCAGAAAGCGAAAATGTCGTCGCCGCCTCTGGGCTTATAATTGGCGAAAGATTCAATACAAACGCAGTACCCCCAACCGATACATCCGGAATGGAAATGACCTCTCTCATAGATGAGAGCATTGCTTTAAATGAAATGGGTGATTATAGTGATTTTTTGGATCTGTTTATACGAATATCTGATTTCCTGAACACTAAGGTACGAAACTTTAGTGACATGATACGCGGCGCCCTGTGCTACCGCGACACACTGGCTTACAAATTAGATAAACACTCTGTTGACGCAGCGGGCCAGATCTCCGAAGATGCCCTCCAAAGCATTTATTTTGCCAATACGGGCGACGCACATAATTATGTGGACACACAAGTGTTTTCTGGTAAAAAATACATATATAAACTTTACGCTTATGATTTGGTGGTGGGCAACGAATATAAGTATACAAGTCCCCACGTAGTTCCTCCCATCGAATTACCCTATCCTAACCCATTGGCTAGCTATTTGGGGAGTACTCAGAATATAGGATCCAACTTAACATGGCTTACCCCTCCATTCTCCGTCTACGAAGTCCTCGGCACTCCGGCTCTCTATTGGCCACAAAACGATATTGGTCAGGGTGCCAGCTCAGGCCATACTATATATGTGGACCTTAATATTGATGGCCATCGCATATCATCGCCAGTTTCATTCCCCGGAGTTCCCGCCGGGTACCTGGGCTCTCCCGCGAACGTCATTCTCAAGTATGCTGCCCAATTTCGCCAAAACCTTGAAAATAAAATAAACGAGATGGTAGATGACTATATATGGGAGAATTATGCGGCCACCGATAGTGATTACATGCGCAGGAGATATTTTAGCAAATTTAGGGTGGCCTGGGTCGGCCCAAAGCGCCTATTTATCGCCCAGGTGAAGGATATAGTAGCTGATGGTTATGGCTCCGCTGGTCAGCTTGCTATTGTTGAACAGATCGCCCCCCTCACCGGCCAGCTCAGCGCAGCGTCAACCATTCAATGGCCAAATCCATCTGGACTCTCGCATGCTCAGGAGCCGAACGAATACCAAACTTATTTTAATTTAGATCCAGTATATACCAGCTATGCTAATTTGTCCGCGTGCGGCCGCATTGACGTACAAATAGAGCTTCGAACAGGACAGCATGGTCTTCTGCCAGTTATACCGTGGGACGACACGGCTGCTGGCCAAGCATCTGTGACTACGAAGAACTATAAATCGGCAAAGATTATAGAAATCCCAATTACTGAGACAAATGTTATACAGGTTACGGACTTACCCCCCCAATATCCAGACGCAAAAATATTCCCCCTTAAGGGGTCTGCTCAGCGCATTAAGATTTTACTCAGCAGTAATTTTACTAAAGCAACTTATGTTCCAATAGCAATAGAGCCTACCGATGCTCAAATATTCGAAAATGTTAGAATTGCACAGGGAGAGCCTGCGAACAGTCCGATCCTCTTTGGCTCAGATGATTTACGAACAAATTATCAAATTTTTAGAACTACTGAAAAACCAAGCACATATCAAGATTTTGCTGGCATGCTTCATGTAGAGAAGGACGGTCAGACTCCTGAAGGCAAACGTGTTGAATCTGTAAGTATTATAGATAATATTAGTCCAAATACTTATTATTATTATTGTTTTCGCACTGTCGATAAGAATGGTTATGTTTCAAACCCGACTCCCATATTGAGAGTTCAAATGGTGGATGATAATGGTCGTATTTATCCTATTATAGAGCCATATAATTTTGATCTGAGTGATCCAAGAAAGACCGAAAAGTCTTTTAAGAGATATATAGAGATAGACGCCTCCTTGCAAGAGAAGGTGGTTGTGGGAACAAGCACCGAGTCGGCCGGCACCCCCAGTGTTGCACCAACCGGCGTATCTATGGGCACCGCGGAAGGTACTTTTGGGTCGACAACTGAATATAAAGTGAGGATAATTAGTAAAGATACGGGCAGGAAAATAGATTTAAATCTTAATTTCAATGTTGAAACGATACCCAATCCTAATTTACCAGGAAATTAAAAGATAGAGAAACTATTTATAATGAACAAGGATATAATATTATGGCTTTTTTAGATAACTCGGGCGACATTATTTTGGACGCCGTGCTAACAGACACAGGACGATACCGTCTTGCGAAGGGCGACGGAACCTTTAATATAGTTAAGTTTGCCCTCGGCGACGATGAGATCGACTATGGGTTATACGATTTTAATGCATCCGGAGGCCAACCTTATTTCGCCCTCACAATTCTACAGACCCCAATTTTAGAGGCCTTTTCAAACAATACTTCTGGTATGAAGTATCGACTCCTTACGCTGGGACGAGATAACATGCTTTATTTGCCAATTATTAAACTATATGATACTGGTAATAGTGAGCGCTTCGGCTCCGGCGCCTCAGCTAAATATATTGTAGCGGTGGATAAAACCACAGTTAACGAAATCATAGGTACTTCGCAAGTGCTGCCCAAGGGTGTGCTAAACGGCTTCATGCCAGGATTGGCAGATTGGCTTATGGTAATGGACCAGGGCCTTGACACATCAGCAGTTTCGCAAGATGTACCATTAGATTCTGATCTCACAGAGACACAATATCTGATAGAAATGGATAACAGGCTTGGTAATGTAGTGACCCCGGTTGGCCCCACAGTGAGCGACGCAACACTAAGTTTCGTCGACGACGATAACATCGCATCGTATATTCTGACTTTGAACACTGATAGTAGTTATGTCTCAGAGCTTCCTACTGTAATTGATTCAACCCAGGGTCTTACAAAGTTAGCTGGTCCAGTGGGCACGCGCCTTTCCATGCGTCTTGGCGCCTCGACCTCCTTGAGGACAAGTAATTATTTATTTACTGTTTTGGGGAACACCGGAACCGAAACTGTTGGTAATTTGAGCGGCGCAAACTATAAATATATTGATTCCACCTTATCGGTGACCGGACAGACTACAGGTTATAGACTTGACATCCCGGTAAGATATGTTAAGAAAATATAAGAAGGTATAAGAAATGGCTAGTATATATAAAACTTTTACTTCTAATGATATTGCAACAGTAAGAGACATGTTGCACGAAGCAATTCCAATAACTGGAACAATTGCATCGGGCACCTATAGTGATAACAATATCAAGACGTACTCCCACGATATGTTTGAGTCGGTTTTTGATTATCCGTACCTTAGCTCGTCGGCTAATCATATTTTTGATTTAACTGCTGGCTTTGCTACTACTTCCCACTGCTCTGCATCTGCAGTAGCCGCCTCCATCGATCCTGCTAAAAAAATTAATATTTATAATGAAATGGCACAAATTCTTGTTGGCTTTGATGCATCCGGCCAGGTAAGAAACTTCGACCGCGACGGCGATCTTGCTGGTGGAAACAAGGTTAAAGAAGCTTATTTTATAAATTTTGCGCGCCTTTTAACCAAAGATGAGATCAAAAAACAATCGTTAACGATTCAAATGCTGACAGGAGGAGTTGTTTCCGCGCCGGCAGATATATTAACAATTCAAGATCATGGTGCGCAGACAGCCTACAAAACCAATTCACCAGCTGGTGAGTATGCCATATTATACACGTCCTCAGCTACTGCGAATGCAGATTCGGGAGTTGGACTAATATATTATCAGGCAGGGATTGCCGTTTTGACAGCTAGCATATTTGATGGAGACGTTACAAACTATATTGGACCCAACGGCTCTAATAGTTCCGTTGTTGCTGATAATTATAGTACGGTTACTGGCTCATTAATCTCCGGCTCCATTTCTGGCTCCGCAGATGCTTTGAGGAATCGGCTTTATAACATATCGTTTAACAATACAGTTGAAATTAATTCTACAATTTATTTTTGCCGAGCCAACAATACTGAGTTTAACTATTCCAGTAATCCAACATATTTAAGTCAAAGCAAAATTGTTGTTAAGGAGAACGCGGACGAACTACCTAGATCATATATAACTTCTGTGGGCCTCTACTCGGCCGATAACGAACTACTGGCAACCGCTAAAGTTTCGGAACCGCTCGAGAAAAATCCTAGTGATGAATTTGTGTTGCGGGTCCGACTAGATTACTAGAAATGAAATGGCTTATATTTTTAGGTTCAATGATAATGACAAAGTCGTCAATCTAGTAAAGACTAATCCAAAAGTATCGTTTTATTTTTATAGCGGATCAGCCTACTTTAATAATCAGTACGCCCACAGTGGTGCATTTTCGGCAAGCATATTAGGTGTTCCTTCCGGCTATATTTCACTCTATGAACAAAATATCGACACAAGTGGATCGATAAATTTTCAAAACACCACAGTTCTCAATAACGGAGGGATATATCCGACCGATCCTTTTGGATATGCAATTGCCGCCGGAGTAGATCCGACAAGGTATTATACCGGACCAAATCCGGCTCATGTGAATTTTAAAATTAAAGATGGGACTCGAGTTAATTTTAAAACTGTCTCTAAAGCAGAATTTAATCTCGAAGCCGGAGGCGCTCCGCTTTATAATGAGGGGATCCTGAGTTCATCAATCCAGAAATATTATTATTCTGCTACTTCGCTTAAGACGTCCGGTTCCTATCTTAACACCACAACAAATGTGGAATCAACGGGATCGATTACTTATTTAGCAGCCCTCAAAAGTACTCTGAACTATTATTCATCCATAAATCCAAATTATATGGTTTCTTCATCAACACGAGATCTTACCTCTAGTGTGGTGGCAAATGGAGCGCTGGATGTTGGCCTCGTAACAATTCCGTCTATTTTTTATGGATCTATGGTTGAAAAGGGCAGTGTAAATTTAAGATTTTATATTACTGGTACTTTGATTGGGGAACTGCAAGATATAACCAGAAATGGCGACCTAGTACAGGTGGGTCCCCTTGGCTCTCCCGGCTCGGGCACGGTGGCGGGGACTATACTCTATAACGAGGGTTTCCTAATATTAACCGGGTCAACGGATTTGTCAAACGGAACTATCAATGAGGATTTCGGCACAAATAATAATTTTCCAACTTGGGTCAACTTCGCCCAAACGATTTCAGCCTCAGCACCACAGGTACCTAGCTCAAGTTTCTTTTTGGGCTTCAGCGGCTCTCATAAGATTCCAGTAATGACTCTTTTTGCGCATGCCGCCAAGGGGGACTTAAACCACTCAAACAACAGAACATACGTGAAGAAAGAGACTCAAATTCTCCTAACTTCTGGATCCACAGGGTATACCCAAAATCCTGAAGCGTTAATTAAAAATGTTGTAAGTTCCTCGTATCTCGATCCGACGGGGTCTTTTACTAAAACTACCTATATATCAAAAATTGGAATATACGACAAAAATAAAAATTTGATTGCTATAGCAAAGATGGCGGCTCCCGTTAAGAAAACACCTTCTCGCGATTTTACGTTTAAGATAAAGTTTGATATTTGATATTATGGTCGCATGATCCTAGGACTTGATATATCAACCAGCATAACTGGCTATACAGTATTGGACCATGGAGGCAAGATCCTCGCATGCGACCATATTGACTTACGAAAAGAAAAGAACTTCTTCAAGAAAATACAAATTGTGAGAAAGTGTCTGGAGGATATAGAAGGCGAGTATCCTATAGAGCAGGTATATGTTGAACAATCTCTCCAATCCTTTCGCTCCGGCTTCTCATCAGCACAAACCTTATCGCTTTTATCAAAGATTAATGGTATTGTTTCGTGGCTGTGTTATAATATGTTTTACGGCGAACCCAAGTATCTCGCCGCCACATCCGCCCGCAAGTTATGCGGCATCAAAGTACCTAAGGGCCAGAAGGCAAAAGCTGTTTCTTTGCAGTTTGTTGTTGACAACGTGCCTGGTTTTGAGGTAGAATACACTAGGCATGGAAATCCCAAAGCCGGTTATGCTGACCGGTCGGATAGCTATGTGATCGCAAAGGCAGGCTGGATCCGTGAAAGAGAAGAAATTAAAAATACTGACTAATGTGTTGGGTGCCGGCTATCGGACCAACAATGAGTATTTATTCAAGTGCCCCTACTGCGAGCACCACAAGCGCAAATTCTCCGTAAATCTAGATAAAGGTTACTATAAGTGCTGGGTGTGTGACACTCGAGGCAAGAATATCTATCGTGTCGTTCGCCGTTTTGGCACGAACCACGACAAGGCGCAGTGGCGAGATTTCACTTCCGAGATTGATTTTGATCAACTCGAAGATTTATTCGGCGAGAAAATAGAAGAAAAACAGATACTTGAGATGCCCGAAGGGTTTATCTCTCTCGCAAACAGAGAGATGCCACCTACCGGCTTTGCTGCAATGAACTACCTACGCCATCGCGGCATCACTAAGCAAGACATTGTTTGGTGGAAGATGGGATACTGCACCAAGGGAGAATACGAGGGCAGAATCATAATTCCATCGTTCGATGATGAAGGAGACTTGAGCTATTTTGTATCCCGATCTTATGATCGATCCTATTATCCTAAGTATAAGAACCCTCCGGCAAGCCGTAATATTATATTCAACG